CAAAAATGCTGCCATTACTAAACTCCGTGCTTTTACATTGTGGAGATATACAGAAGTTGTGCTATTGTGCGCTTCTGCGTTCTTTATTAATCTTCCTTTCTCGGTCTCTTGCCCACTTCATTGTAGCCCCTGGGAAACTACCAGAGATGGGGTCAAGCATGTTACGAACAGGTGAGATTATTCTTACAGCAGCTTCTTCACAAACTCTACAATCCATCTCTCTGCACTCTGAATCTACAAAGGCTTCAAAGGTGTGATTAGCAGAACATTGAAAGTCGAAGATTCTACGCATTGGTGTCTCCGACAAACAACTGCTCTGAAGCTGCTTTAATACTTAGTTCTAGGTTTAAGAATGTACGAATGATGTTCAGTTGACCTTTACGGAAGTTTAAATCATCAGCATTCTTGGTGTACTCTACAGAGTTTATGTTATCTACTTGTGTCTCTAACTCTGTACAAAAAGCTTTATAGCCTGCGGTATTACACATCTCTTTGATATCACCGTAGAATTGTTCCAGGTCATCATCAGTCATCTGCATCACCTCTGTTAATTACTTACCTTTAGTCTTTTTCTTCTTGCCTGTGCCGTACATCATATTTGTTCTCCTTATACTAGGTTAGAGTATAGCATACTTTTGTGTTTTTGTCAAGTATTTTCTTGACTTTCTTTCTTTGATGTGCTATTAGATTTCTTAGTAACACCTGCCAGCTCCTTTAGAATTTTAAGTTCTTCCCTAATCTCTCGCAGTTCTTGATAGACCGCTGCAAAGCCTGTGTTAGTCTCTACAGCCATCTTAGTTATATCCGCTTTACTCACAAACATCATCGTCTCCCTTTGCCTTTCTCGGCTATGGCTAAACGTGCAATATCTACACGCTGTTTAAAGTTACGTTCATCGTCTGAGTCTAACTCACCGATAGTCTTAATTTGTTCTGTCTCAAGTTTAACCGGCACTGCCTTTGTTTCAGCATCATACTTCTTAGCCCTTGCTAGGAACTCTTCAGCTTGACCATTCAAGACACTAATCTGAGCTTCTTGTAGAGCCTTCTGCAATGCCTGAGCCTCTTGTGCTGCTTGCTGTTCAGCTTGTTGCTGCTCTGGTGACTTCTGACCAGCTTGCTGAATCAATGCTACCATCTCTTCTCTGTTGGATAGGTTCATGTTCTCCACCACAGCCTGTATCAGTGTGCTGTACAACGGAGATTCTTGAGACATGGTTTGCAACAGTTGGATAAGCTGAGACACTTCATACTCTCTAGCAATAATACCGAGAGAGCTAACGACATTAAACTTGTAGTCTTTAACGGGGTAGTGTTCAGGATCAAACTGCATGTAACGGTGTGCGGCTTTAGTAACGAAGGGTATTAAGAAGCTCTCTTGGAAGTTAATCAACGTGCGCTTCTGTCGTTTAATGATGGCTCCCAAACTCATTGAGATGCCTGCTGCTGTCGCTTCCCCGTTAATGCTACCCGCAATACCTGCTGAGTCAATAGCCCCTGTAGCGGTCTGTACCATGCGCTGTAGAGCCTCTGCCTGAGCAAAGGTAATCTGACTTACTTGACCAAAGTTAAACGGATAGAAGATTTCATCAGGACGACCGTTGGTAAGGATGATCTTGCCAGGGCTAATCTCTGGTTTAAAGCCTCTTGGCATCCTCGTAGCGTCCATTCCCATCATAGGGTGTACTGTGAGTGCCAGTGCATCAATACGTGCCCTCAGCTCTGCGTCAAGTGCCTTCTGGCTGTTGTAACCTTTCTCACAAACACCTCTACCCCAGAAGCGTCCAGGAACAACATCCCACGGGAATGCAATGACAGGACGATCTTGCATCATGTAGGGGTTTTCTTCAGCTTTAAGCAGCACACCACCGTTAGCTATGATAACAATAGCCTCGATGTAGTAGCTCTCATCATCCTTAGCTTCATCGGTGAGGGTTACAATGTCTTCATCTTCTTCTTTATCTGCGTTAATCAACAGATGTCGAGGAACTAAACCAAAGTATTTAGTCAACCTTACTTTATCTTCTGGTTGATCTACCAATTCATGGTCTGCGTCAAGATCAATGTCATATTCGCTGGTGTTTAATGATACTTTCTTGTAAACACCCTTCTCTTGTTCAATCTCTACCGTGTGTGATGGTACATAACGATCAATACACACACCAATAGCTTCTTCAATGCTTGTAGCTACAGGGTCAATCAAGAAGTTCTGCGGTAGGATGGGTATAAGACGTACTATTGTACGCTCAGTGATGTTAACACCTACAGCTTGTAATGCTCCATCCATGATAGGTTGCGTAGCTGGAGCCATCTCTTTGATTTCTTCCAGTACAATCTCACCAATACCTGTACCATAGACAGCAGAGTTAATAAGACACTCAGCAACAGCCTTCCTAACCTTAGTTTTAGCAAAGTCTTCATGTAGTTTTTCACGTAAGAAGGCTACGTCTGGTGTCTCTTGGTCAGCAAGGTCATCTGTGATGTCAAAGAGCTTACCACGACCAAAGGTAGCCTCTTCAATCTCTGCAACAGAGCTTTCAACAGCTTGCTGAAGGGCAGGGGAGATGATGCGACTACGCTCAGACTGCCTAGTTTTGTCTTCAACAGAGTAGATACCACGCCACAGGCGATAGTATTCATCATGCGTCTTCTCATAGTTGTTCTCATAATGGTCACGCCACTGGTCTGCTTTAGACATTACCCAGGATTCTAGGGTCTCTGCCATAATATCTTTGTTGTATTCCATATTAATCCTCTTAGTAGCCAGCTACTGTGTCATAAACTTGGTAATCATCGTATTCTGTGTCGTATGCGTAGGTTACTTTGTGTAGCTGGTCTATGTAAGCTAGAGAGTCTATCAAGTCATCGTGTGTTAACGTGTCTGGGAACTGAAACAGTTGATCCATGAATTCAGCATTCCAGTCACCTTTGTTAAGTTTAACAACACCATTCTCAAATCTACCCTGCAAAGCCCACATAACCCTGTCAACTTTCTTCTTATTACCGTGTGTTAGTTCATCAACACGAAAGAATGTGTTATGTCTTTTCATTAAATCTGTCAACGGAGACATTACAGCGTTTCTAGCTATGCCTCTTTCAATGCCAACAGCTACAGGTTGATAATCTCTAATGATTTGAAATATCTTGTTAGCTGTCTCATTCAGCTCCCAGCGTCCATAAACAATATCTTTAACCCACCACTCACCTTCCTGTGTTATTTTAACAACAGAAATAGCTGTTTGGTCTAACCTCTTATTCTTTGATTTAACTTTGTTGATTTCTTCAAAGCCTGCTAAGTCAATAGCAACGAAGTAGTCACCATCAGGTTCTTCTTCATCAAACTTAACCCACTCTTCCCTAAACATCTCAGAGCCTCTAGCCTCAAAAGAAGCCATGAACTCTGTACGGAAGGCATAAGAAGACATTGATTTCTTAGCACTGTCAATCTCAAGCGGGTCTAGCATAGGGTTGTTGTAGCTTGTGAAGTGCCATGATTTATATGTAGGGTCTTCTGACAGCTCTGCATACTTATACAGATCATAGAAGTGATTCCTACCCATCGGTGTACCTATGAATAACGCATTACCCTTTTGATCTGTTAGAGCAGGACGTAATATCATGTTCCATACATCAGGTTTGATGTCAGCGTATTCATCAAGTACAAGGAACTTCAACGACACTCCTCGCATTGTCTCAGGTCTGTCACCACCTTTTAAGCTGATGGTGGCTCCGTTAATCAACTTAATCTGTAGGTTGTTAACATGACTACCAACAATCACTGGCGCACCCAACTCCAGCAACGTATTCCACATAATGTCTCTAGCTTGTCCTTGTGTAGGGGCTACGTAGAATACATGACCTTTGTCAGCTTGTAAGGCATTAACAATCAACAACCAAGCAGCCAGCATAGACTTACCAGTACGGCGACCAGCAGCAACAACTTTAAACCGTGCTGGATCGTTCCACACTTCCTGTTGCCAGGGAAGCAGTGATATCTTTAAATCCATTAGGTAAAGCTCACGGAAGCTGGGTTGTGTCGTTCTAACTCAAAGCTAATGATTGTTGTAAACGTACTACCAGCGTCTGGAGTAACAACAATGCTGTCACCCTCTCTCAAAGCCATCCACTTACCATCACCACCAAACTGTAGATTATCTCCGTGTCCTACAGACTTAGCACTCTGAAACACTATGGTGGTTCCGTTAACCCATGAAGCACTGACAGAAGCACTACCTGACGCAGCAGCGTTAGCTATAAACAAATAACTAACAATAGCTCTGTATCCCGTAGGTACAGTTAACAACGTGTTAGCTACGTTAGCTGTGAGGTTCTTACCAACAGAGTATTTAGTAACTTGTGTATTCATTAGTATAACCACATAACAGGAGTGTCATCACGGATGTCAACATGTACAAAGCTCTTAGCTACACCAATACCTGTGAAGCCTAACCTTGTAGCTTCACTGA